GCCCGGGCCACGTTCGATTGCCTGCTGGCGGTCATGGATGAAATTGCCGCTGAACCGGAAGGGAAAGCAGAATGAAGTTTCCGCATATCGTCATCTACACGGACAAGCTGCCGGATGGGGTCGGAGGCAGGGCCAACGGCCCGATCGTTCGCATCAGGCCGCGGTACAGGTACGACGCCGGGCTTCACGCACACGAGTACGAGCATGTGCGGCAGTGGTATCTGACGCTGTTTGCGCACCCTCTAGCCTACCGTTTCAGCCGGAAATACCGGCTTTGGTCAGAGGCCAAGGCATTCGCCCGGCAGGTGGAAGAGGGCGCGCGTCTTGTGGATATGGCTCACCGGCTGGCCGGGCCGCATTACGATCTGAATATCACCGTCGCTAAAGCCCGGCGCGAGATAACGAAATACGTGTGAACGCAATAAACGGTATCGGGGAGGTCTTGGCCCCTGCTGTGTGGACGGCAAGCCGGTTTGAACCCGGTATGGCTCCGAGAGGATGAGGGTTCAACTCCTTGGCCATCCGCCATAATTTTGTTGTAATTAAAGCTTTTGTCTTATATGTCGATGTTTAAGCTTCTAGTTCAAATATGAGGATCATACTGATGGCACGATCAATAACGACTGTCACAGGTCCAGTTACTTTTGGTGATGGTACTTCTTCAACAAAAGGTAAACTTCACTTTGAACTGACTACGTATGACAAAGAGAGTGGTGAGAATTTTTATGTCACTGGTCCATTCTCTGTAGATATCTCCGAAAATGGTTCATTTTCTATTGAGCTTTTTGAGAATAGTTCTGGTGAGTTTAATTCGTCTTATAAAGTATCAGCTACTTATATTTCGAGTTATACTGGAAAAGTTAAAACAGAAGAATTTGGTCATCTGTTCCTCACTGGTCCAGGTCCATATAAGTTTTCTGATCTTGAGTTCGCACCCGAGTGGGTTCCTACAAACCAAGATCTAATGGCTCAGCTTCAAGCTTATGCTACTGCTGCTAATGGTGCAGGGGGTTATGCTCAAGAAGCAAAAGACGCTCGTGATACAACAATACCTCTTGCTGCCCAAGTTGCAGAAGATCGTATAGCAACAAACCAAGACAAACTTGCTACAGCAGCAGATCGAATCGCTACTGGACAGGATCGTTATCAGACTGGACAGGATCGTTATCAGACTGGTGTAGATCGTTATGAAACAAACCAAACAAGATTAGCTGTAGAAGCTGTTGGTTTTTATGTAGATTCTATGGTTTTCTTTGTAAGCGAAAGCTCAACATCAGTAACCCTTGTTATTGGAGATCAAGCTGTAATTTCTGAAACAAACACCCCATACCCATCAATCATCATAGAGGTACCTTAATCATGACTAATCAATACAATCTTCTGAAAGTTGAGGCACTAGCTCCAATTCTTACAGAAATGGATACTAAAGTACAAGCTGCTAAAGATTCAGCAGATAAAGCTGAGCTATTCGACGGGCCACAGTTTGACACGCTGCCCGACATGCTGGCCTCAACGCTGACGGGTTTTGCTGTTGACACAATTATAAGCGTTCGGGAAGGAGGTTTCCGCTACAGGGTGCGGCCGGGGGGTTCGACAGACTTTCAGCTTACCTCTGCGGGCGGCACTCTTTATCGCGTTCTTCCTACCGAAGCTGGGCATTACAACTTTGCCTGTATGAACCCTGCGGCGGATGGTGTGACCGATGATTGGGCCAAGCTGATTGCGTTGATTGACGTAGAGCGCACCGGAACACCTCCGTATGTTTCGGGGCCGTCTATTTTCTTTCCAAGCGCCAATTACTACATCGGGCAAACGATTGAATTGAAGGCATCGGTGCATCTTTGGGGCCGCGCATCTGGTTTGCAAAAGGACAGTCCCGCCAAGCTGATATTCCCTGAAAACTCTGGCGGCATTGTTGTCAACCGCGCCAACACGATCAACAACACGGTTGAAGCGGTTCCTACAACAGCGGCTGACGCTTCGATTATTGAAGGGCTTTACCTGCAAGGTGGTGGCGGTGATAACGTGTTAGGCCACGGTATATGGGCGCGTGGTCGCTGTGTGATACGCAACGTACGCTCTTTGGGCTTTCCCGGCTGTGGCATTGCGGTATGGGCCGCAAGCAATGGGCCGGAAACGCATACGCCGACAAGCGGCTCTCCCCAAGGCAACGCAAACCTAACTTGGGTTTCGACTGTATCATTGCGTGACAATGGCGTGGACGGCTTGCGTGTCGATGGTTACGACGCAAACGCTGGTTATTTTGAAGCAGTGGACAGTGGCGGAAACAGCCGCTACGGCATCCGTGACAGTTCGTTTTTGGGCAATACCTATGTGGCTTGCCACACTGTCGGGAACGGCGTAGCGAACAATGGCTTTAACGCGGCGGACAGTTCGTCATATGTGACGTTTGGCGGGCGGCACTACTCTGCACACCCTGACGCGACAGAAACAGAGTTGTCCGCGACGGAACCCGGCACCGATGAAACAGTTTGGGTGGATAGCAGGTCGGGCGGCGCGTCGTCGGCTGTCCCGCTTTGGGTGTCGGGAAAGCCTGTAGGGACATACTTCAACGGCGGCGCATATATGTGCGACAATGAAAGCGCTCGAAATGTTTTTATTGGTTGTTACAGCGAAAGCGGTGCGTCTGGTTCTTCATTCACAGGCCCGTGTCTTGTTCTTGGCGGGGCTATCGGTCTTGTCGTGAAAGGTTCCTCGGTCGGAGGAAAGGACGGTGGCAAGATCACTGCAAAAGGGTTCTTTAGCAAAACATCGCCTGTATCGGTGTCTGTCGCAGCCGATGAAGGAAACAATGAAGTTCTGAAATTTGAAGATGAGTACGACATTTTCCGTATTAAACGAAGTGGTGCCAATTGGGTTTTGAACAACTATAATCTCACTTCCCTTATTGCGTTTTACATTCATGGTGAAAATACGGAGTTTAATTGCGGCACGTCAGAAGCCAAGCCTAACATTGTGTCATTCCCTGTTTTAGGCGTTGGGAAATGGGGAAATTTGCGTAGACAAACTACGGGTAGCGCAGCACCTGCAAGCGACACGTGGGGCAAAGGTGACATTGTTTGGTCAGTCGCGGCAGCGGCGGCGGGCAAATGTGGCTGGATTTGCACCACGGCAGGCACGGCAGGATCGACGGCAGTATTCAAACCATTCGGCGCAATTGACGCTTAAAGTCTGAAAGGAAAAGACATGGCTATCAAAGCAGAAATCAAGACCTCATTCGGGGAGAAACGCCAGTGCTACATTCGCCTCAACAACATCGAAGCGAACAACCACGGCGCACCCGCAACCGCGCTGTTCCGTGCGTATCTAAGCAGCAAAGCTTTCCGCGAGGGTGCGTCTTTCGTCGCGGAGTTCCCAGTCGAGTTAAAACCGGACGTGAACGAAAAACTGTGGCCGCAAGCCTATGCGGCTCTTGTTGAGCAAGAAGGTTTTGACCAAGGTGATTCAGATGAGTGATAGAGATGTGAAGATTTGGCAGCGAGCGCTGTCTAAGTTCAGGTTATAAGCGAACCATTGAGATCGCTTAACACACTATGAGGTAATCAGGCAATGCTGACACTAAGCGCAGTTCAGGAATCTCTTCCTGCACAACACCGACACAATATCACTCAAGATATGGTGAACCAACTGAACGCTCTCTCACGAGATCCGGAAGAGGCTCGCAATATCCGAGATAACTTTGTGACATTCTCCGGAGTCTTGCAAGAAGGTCGATACAAGGTCGGTGATTACGTCCAAGCTGTGATGTACGTCTCTCACAAGATCATGGGCAAGACGAACATCGACTCGTACAAAGCTACGTTCCCCGATCGCTACCAAGCGATGAAGGACGCAGGCCGACAACCAAAAGACATTGCCTCCATGGTGACTGCTTACAACAAAGGCCAGCTCGTCACGAAAATCATGGAGCGTGCCATGGTTCCAACCTGGATCCTGAACCAGGATGTTTTCCAGGAAGCAATCAACACCCAGTATGAGCTGATGGTGGACATTGATGTTTCTCCCAAAGTCCGGAGCGACGCAGCGAACAGTTTGCTGACTCACCTGAAGAAACCAGAGATCCACAAATCAGAGTTGAAAGTGGACATTGCCATGAACGATGGTATGGCAGCTCTCGAACAGCAACTGGTTGAAATGTCACGGAAACAACTCAATCTCATTGAGCATGATCCCAACACGTCGGCGAATGACATCGCTGCGTTGCCAATGAAAACGGTGAATTCATGATCCAGCAGCCAGACTTCGTTCCAGAGAAGACCGTCGATGACTACCTCAACGAGGTAGACTTCATGATGCTCAACAGCCACGCTGGATACATCCCCAGCGAGTTCTCACTGAAATTCATGAACTTCATCAAGCTGGTGAACGGAGATGTTGGCGAAGACAACAAAACTCCAGTCATGCACTTGGCAATGCTGGATAAATTGACCGGACGCGAGAAGAAGATTGCGAACCTCTGTGCTCGTGGTACGGCGAAGACGACGCTTTTCATGGAATATCTGGTTCTGTATCTGGCCATGTTTGGGACACTCCCCAACTTCGGGGTTGTCTCAGGAATGCTGTATATTTCGGACAGCATGGACAACGGTGTGAAGTCGGCACGGAATTCGATTGAGTTCCGATACAACAATTCGGAATTTCTTCAAAGCTGGATTCCATATGCCAAGTTCACAGAGAACTATCTTGAATTTGAGAACAAACGTGGACACCGTCTGGGTGTAAAGATGTTCGGTGCCAAATCAGGTATCCGTGGTACGAAGATCTTCGGTAAACGACCAGTGCTGGCTGTTATGGATGATTTGGTTTCAGATGTTGACTCAAAATCAAACACAGCAATGGAAGCCATCAAGGACACGGTATATTCCGGCGTCCAATATGCGTTGGATCCAACACGAAACAAGATCATCATGAATGGGACACCGTTCAACAAGAATGACATCGTCTATGAAGCGATCGAGTCCGGGGCATGGCACGTCAACGTGTGGCCGATCTGTGAGAAGTTTCCATGCAGCAAAAAAGAGTTCCGTGGAGCCTGGGAAGACCGGTTCACATATGAGTATGTGAAAGAGCAGTATGAGTCGGCCAAGAAAGAAGGCAAACTCAAATCATTCCGCCAGGAGATGATGCTGCGAATTACATCGGATGAGTCTCGCTTGGTTCAAGAAGCAGAGATCCTCTGGCGGCCACGAGCACCGGTTCTCCAAAAGAAACAAAACTACAACTTCTACATCACGACGGACTTTGCAACTTCTTCAAAACAAACAGCCGATTACAGCGTTCAGTCTGTGTGGGCATATAACGCTGCGTCAGAATGGCACTGGGTGGACGGAGTCGTCGTTCGCCAAACCATGGACAAAGCGATCGACCAGTTGTTCAGGTTCGTGGATGAGTATGATCCACAAGGTGTGGGCATCGAGATCTCTGGCCAGCAGCAGGGCTTTATTCAATGGCTCATGAATGAGATGAGTTATCGGAACAAGTTCTTCAACCTGACACGCCAAAAAGGTAAATCAGGAATCCGGCCAACAACAGATAAACTGGCTCGATTCAACATGGTAGTGCCTCTGTTCAAGTCAGGAAAGATCTTCTTTCCGACAGAATTGAAAAACTCACAGGAATTGAGTATCTTCCTTGAACAAATCGCCCTTGCAACCAAGGACGGTATCAAAGGCAAAGATGACTGCATCGACACAGTTTCGATGTTGCAGTACATGAATCCTTGGAAACCCAACAGCGAGACACAAGACGATGGGGACGATTCTACCGTTCGGTCTCACCAAATTTGGGGTAGCAATCTCTTGACATCAGATGATACAGATGAATCCGAATACGGATCATACGTGGTCTGATCTAACCATAAAGGTAAGCCAATGATCACGTTTCAGAATTTCAGTCAACGTCTCGCAACTGGGCAACTCAAAAACACCGCTGCGGTGGATGATGAGAACATGGGCGTCATTTGTCCTGAGTATTACCAGACGATCCTCAGCCTTACCAACCAGGGGTTGGTTGATCTCTCAACACGGTTTCCGCTTTTCAAAGGACAGGTTGATCTGACATTCGTCGATGGGCAGAACATCTACTCGTTCACAGAAGCCAATGTTGGTGGGACTTTGACAGACTCTGCCAAAGAACCGTTCACTGATGATACGTTCATTAAGTTTCTGGATCTCTTTGATTCTGAAGGAAAACGTCACACGTTGAACAGCAATGGTCATATCCTGACACCGTCGTTCAACACGATGCGTTTCACAGATGCAAAGATCGAAGAGTTCACAAAGACTGCATCTCCTGATGTTGGTCGAGTTCGAATCCGCTACCAAAAGAAGCATCCCACTATCCTGAGTGCGGGTGAGATCAATCTGCCACCAAATTTGGAGACGGGCTTGCAACTATTCGTTGCAGCGTTGTATATCTCCCACATGAATGGTCCTGAGCATTCAGCCAAAGGCGATAGCTACTACGCAGCCTACCTCCGGCATATCGGCGAAGATGAGATGAAAGATCTCTCTTCAACCTCGGAAACTCATGAAAGTGATAAATTCACAGATCGAGGTTTTGTGTAATGTCGGAAAAAGACCCTAACCTTATTCTTGAGGTATTCAACCAACGAGCAGGTATCTTGACATTCATGGGAATGTTGGGTGGTTCTGTACGTGCAGTGGTTTTGAAGACCACATGGCGTGAAGGACTCCGGGTCGTGTTCGTTGGTGGAGCAGTTGCATTTGGTATTGGCGTAGTAGCACCGGTCATCATGGAACCATGGATCGGTGAACTACCAGAAAATATGGCTGGAGCTTTGGGGACTCTTACAGCCGCCTCCTTCCTTATCGGATTGGTGGCAGTGACGCTCGTTGAGCGGTTCATTTCCGGACCCAAAGAAGGGAAAGAAAATGACTGATGAACATTCGAAAGTATTTCGTGCTGAACGCACAACCCGAAATCGTGATGATTTTAAGGTTCTTATCATAGGACTGATGATTAGCATTGTAATGCTGCTGGTCTTCCCAATGGTGGGTCCAGTGAGTGACAAGTATTTCAAAGAGCGTCCATTTATCCAAGCGACTGTAGAAATCACTCAGACAGACAACTATGAGCGTCTGATGCTTCTATATGATGCTGATGCAGTTCTTCTGGTTGAAGCAACATGGATCGCAATCATTCGAGATGCTGACGACAACCGTCTGGCAACTCGTCGTGGTATAGACAATTATTCAACAGATGAAGACAACCCACGTCTGTGGACATGGGCTGCTTTCTTCGACCAATTAGATGGGACAGAGCCACCTCCGGTTCCAGTTCAACCATTTAAGGTCTGCGTTAGTTATATTTCTGTGACTATCGACACACAGGTTTCTGATGAAACACCAGAAACTTGCAGTCTTATTTTCAATCCCGAAGAGGGAACAACAGAAAATATAGGAGAATAACAATGTATGCATCTCGTGAGTACCAAGGGCGTGTGAACGCCATCTTGCAAGCACCACGTCTTACTGTGGATGGGATGACCGGTCCCAACACACGAGCTGGTATTGCTGAAGCCATGAAAGTTCGTAAGGTCCGGAAACAAGAGGATCTTTTCGATCGTGGTGTACGAGGCGTCGTTTGGCACTGGACTGCTGGAGCTAATGGTCTAATCGAGCTGGAGAAGGAGGCTTACAACTTCCTGACTGACACCAAAGGCAACATCTACGACGGGAACAGCACCATCGCCGAACAGGTGATGTATGACTGGCGCAAAGGTATTGGTGCATCGCACACGAAGTCGATGAACACTGGCTGGGTCGGAGTCTCTCAAGATGCAATGGCCGGAGCCAATGGTTGGCCAATGAAGTGGGGCAGCCACCCGATCACATGGGAAGGCACCGATGCGATGCTAAAGAAAACCTGGGAGATCTGTTGCGAATACAACATTCCAATCTCTCCTTGGACAACTCTGAGCCATGCTGAAGTTCAGCAAACTCTGGGTGTCGCACAGAGAAACAAATGGGATTACATGGTTCTTCCTGGTTACGACAAACCAAGTGATGCAGTGAAAATCGGAAACGTTCTTCGTGCTCGTATGCTGGAGAAATTCGGATGAAACAGTATCTGAACGTTGTGTTGATTGTTGGAGGTCTCGCCCTGTTGGGCGGGACTTTTGCCTATGGATACTACAAAGGATCTGTCAACGAGATTCAGAAGATCGCCGATCGCACAGCCGAGAAACAACAAGAATTGCTGGATCTCGAAGATGTGGTACGGATGCAGACAGAAGCTCTTCGTCAGGTTCAACGTGAAAAAGAGGACTTGATCAATGCACTTGAAAAAGAAGCCACTGTGGCTCCTGGTTCTAACAATCCTGGCATTGCTACCACTGGGGGGATGCAGCGGCTCGAACGTCGGTGGGGTCCGAGTCCAGAAACTTCCGACTGATGTGGCTGAACCATGTCCACATCCTTTGGACGTGATCAAGGGTGTATCAGGTTCCACTGTTGGTTCAGATGAAATTCGAATGGGTCGCCTTGGCGATGCACTTATTGAATGTGGCGTTGAGAAACAAATTGCTGTAGACGCAAACCAACAACTTATTCAGATCTTTCGAAACTAGGAGTCGAATCGTGAAAAATGACAACGACATGATTGAGAACGATGTTTCGTTTCAAAAGACGGACAACGACCCTGTGTCTGAAATCTACAACCCTTCAGATCTGAACAAAGTTGCGAGTGAGAAACTCACAGACTGGAAAATCGAACCGTCGGTCGCAGACCTCAAAGGAGATTTGGATTATGCACGGCAAGAAAACACAGACCAGAAAAGCAACGTCGATGGTTGGTTGAGCCTCCGTAACGCCACTGGTGCTGAGTCAGGCAAGAAAACCAAAACAGTTGGACGCTCTTCTGTTCAGCCAAAGCTGATCCGAAAACACAACGAATGGCGTTATCCTGCGTTGAGTGAACCATTCCTGAACACGGAACGTATGTTCAACATCAACCCCCGTACTTTTGAAGACAAAGCATCAGCCGACCAGAACCAGTTGATTCTCAACTGGCAGTTTGACACGAAGCTCAACAAAGTCGATTTCATCGACCGGTACGTCCGCAAGACTGTGGATGAGGGTACTTGCGTTGTGCGTGTGGGCTGGGAACGTAAGACCGAAAAGGTCAAAGTTCTCAAGCCTGTGTATGAATATACCCAACTGGAAATGGGTGATGAAGAAGGTATGCAGATGCTGGCTCAGGCAACTGAGATGGCGACATCTGATCCTGAAGCATGGGAAGCTGATCCATCTATCCCGGATGAACTTCGGGCCGCCGTAGAGTTTGGTTTGGAAAACCAGGAAATGGTTGTGGCTGTTGAGATTGGTGAAGAGTGGGTCCAAGAGAACAAGATCACATACAATCAACCATCTCTGAAGATTATTGATGTTGCGAACTTCTTCATTGATCCCTCGTGCGATGGTGAGTGGGAAGATGCTCAGTTCATGATTTCTACGTTTGAGTCCACAAAGTCGGAACTCAAAAAACGTGGTATCTACAAAAACTTGGACGATGTGAACTGGGGTGCAAACCAGATCAAAGCTCAGGTCGGTGATCCAGATCATGAGACAACAACTCCGATTGCAGACGGTCGTCTGAATCAGGACAAGTCCAAAGTGCTGGTCTATGAATACTGGGGTGAGTGGGATGTCCATGATGATGGGGTGATGATCCCAATCGTGGCCACGTTCATCGGTGACACGATGATCCAGCTCACAGAGAACCCTTTCCCTGACCGGAAACCTCCGTTCGTCATCGTTCCTTACATGCCTATCCTTGGTTCAATCTGGGGCGAAGCAGATGCTTCTCTCCTCCAGGACAACCAGCGTATCCTTGGTGCTGTCACTCGTGGCACGATCGACCTTTTGGGTCGTTCGGCGAATGCTCAGTCTGGGTATTCCAAAGGTTTCCTGGATCCAGTGAACCGGAAGCGTTTCACCAACGGTGAAGATTTTGAATTCAACCCCAATGAGGATCCTCGTGTTGCCATCCAACAGATGCAATATCCTGAGATCCCCAACTCTGCACTGACCATGATGCAGCTCCAGAACGCTGAAGCTGAAGGTCTGTCCGGGGTCAAGAGTTTCTCAGGTGGTATCACTGGCGAAGCCTATGGCCCAGTTGCTCGTGGTATCTCTGGTGCGTTAGATGCGGCTGGCCAACGTGAGATGAATATCCTTCGTCGTCTGGCTGAAGGTATGCGTCTGATTGGCCGCAAGATCATCTCGATGAACGCTTTCTTCCTCGAAGAGAAAGAAGTCATTCGGGTCACAAACCGTGAGTTCGTTGAAATCAAACGAAAAGATCTCTCTGGTGCATTTGACCTGATCGTGGACATCTCCACTGCACAGGTTGATGAGCAAAAAAGCCAAGACTTGGGAATGATGCTCCAGACAATCGGTCCAGATATGGACCCTGGTTTGAGCAAGGTCATCTTGGGTCAGATTGCTGATCTCAAGCGTATGCCTGAGCTGGCAGAGCAGATCCGCTCCTATGAGCCTCAGCCTGATCCGCTTAAGCAACGTCTCGCTGAACTTCAGATTGAAGAGCTGGAAGCCAAGATTGAACTCGACAAAGCTCGTGCAGCAGAAGCAATGGCACAAGCTGAGAACAAAGCTCTCGATACTGAGCTGGAGTCAACCGGTTCGAAGCATCAGCGTGATGTTGAGAAGATGGGTGCTCAGGCCCGTGGCAACCGTGATCTCGAAGTCAC